GCTCGGCGCATTGCTCCAGATCTGTTTGCCGGATTACAAGGAGATTGAGCAATGGTGTAAGCAGCATAGAAGATTGCAAAATCAACCTCGGACTGATTTACTCCATCCTAGGCAAAGTGCAGATTTAGTGAATTGGACTGTTCAACATAATTGGAATCAAATGAAGAAGTTTTTGCGCCTGCAAGCTTTAGTGAATCAACAAAGAAAATTGTGCGCATTGGATTTCGTTTTTTCTTACAGAAGGGATCAACTTTCAAAGGCATGTGAACAAGTTTTCACACCCTTGCCTTATGGTACATATACATTTGGAGATGATGCCGTGACAGTTTATAAGACCCCTCTGCAAGTGCAGCGTATGCGCGATTTGGCTGATTTGACTGTTAATCGTCAGAAATTACGCGATTGGCTTGATGAGTCAGATTATGGCACAGATGATACTACCCCTCCTCCACCTTACACTGCTGAGACTGTGGTTACTGACGATACACAAGCATGGACGGTGTATGATGTGGCTTCGAAGCATGTGTGTTCTGTTGATGCTCTGAAATTTGTAGAACGTCCTTTAACCGTGGCTGAGAAACGTAGAATGAGAAGACGACCTATACCAGAAGAAAGTATTCCATATACTGAGCTTTATCGTTCCACGTTTAAGTTTGTCCATCATGTGCTCGTTAACACTCCATATGGACATCAATGGAAAATGATGCCCACGGAAAAAGCAGAATGCCCTACTGGACTTGGCATCATCGCGTCACGTTTATTGTGTAGTGGTGATGTTGAGGAAAACCCAGGACCTGTTTCTACGGTTCGCGCATTGACTCTGGCTAGTATGCAATGCGGCACTCTTGTCTTAAAAGGTAGTGATCCCATTGTTGAACACCAGAAATATCTGCTCCAATTTGTTCACACTGAATTGAAATACATTTTGTGTACTTGTGGTGAGTGCGATACCTGCCAAATACCACGCCCTCAAATGGATTATGTTATGGGTCGTTTTACGAATAAAATGATGGACAATTTGCAACCGCAAATTCAAGATTTCAAGATGATCAAAGAAAAAGTCCATCAGGCTGTTGAAAAAGTTGGTGAAACAGTGTCATCTGCTCAGCAAATGTTAATGTTAGCGAAACTTTTGCTGATAATTGTTGGTGGTATATACTGTGTGCGCAATTTTATGTCTTACGATTTAATGGACAATATTTTGACAACATTTGGTATGCTTGGCCTGCTCGGTGGAGCTTACAAAATTGGACTTCTCGAGGATCTTCGATCGCAGATGACGCGCTCTGTGCCACACATGGGAGCTGACGCGAATTCTGGTCGTACTGTGTGGTCTTTGTTGACTGTGGCGATTGGTGCCGTTTTTTGCGTTGACTACCGTCAGTTTAGATCAGAGAAATTTTTCCAGATGTTCACGCGATTCTCAGGCATTTCTCAAGGAATACAAGAGGTTTTTGAATCATCAATGGTCTTTTCCCAGCATCTTGTGAATTTTGTTTTATCAGATTGTTTGGGGTACGAAAAGATTCGCTTCCTTGAATCTGGCCATGAGAAGGTTGATAATTGGTACCGTGCATGCTGTGCCATGGCGTTGACCAAGGAAAATAATCGGGAGGTACGCCAAACACTCCTTGATTTGAAGGATCAAGGGCGACATTTGGATATGTCATTGAACGTGGAGAAACGGCGCCGTTTAGCCTTTATAATCAAAGACGGTCTTAAAATGCTAAAGGAGCGTATGGAAGAAGGCAGCCTCCAATTCATGGATTCAGGATCTGAACCATTTGCGCGTGCTCGCCCAGTTGTCATTCACTTTTGGGGTGCCTCTGGGGCCGGCAAATCAACTTTAACCAGTTTGTTTGCCGCGGAATTTTGTGCGCGCACAGTTAGCCCTTTTAGGTTTCATGAATTAAGGTCCCCAAAAGATTTGCGATTTTCAAAACCAAAATCTTCACAATATTGGGAAGGATATACAAATCAGCCTGTTATTGATTGGAGTGAATTTATGCAATCTCGCGACGCCCCAGGCGGTGACACATTGATGGAAGCACAAACATTCCTTGATTTGGTTTCAACTGAACCAATGGCAGCAGATCAAGCTGCCTTGGAGAAGAAAGGAAATGTTTATTTGAAACCAAAAATGGTTTTGTGCACCAGCAATATGAACCTTGTCACCTCCGACGCGATAAAAGATATCAATGCGCTTCGCAGGAGAATTGACTTCAATGTCCATGTCACTGTGAAACCCGAGTATGGGGTTTACAACGCGAAAGAGAAGAGGTGGTATATTGACCGTGAAAAGAGTACCGGTATAAATATGAACATTTACAAATTCCAGTTGACCAATTCCTCTAGTGGGGAGTTCGCTAATACCACGACATGGGATGAATTGATGGAGGCTGTTACTGCTCGTTATTGGACCTATGTAGAAGACCAGTTTCAAACGTCTGATTTGGTCTCTCAGCGAATGCGAGGACTGATGAAGGACAAACGTTGTCAAGCCCATGGCAAGGATCCCCTGTCTGAACTTGAAAAGAAATATCATCCGAACGCGATGGTTTCTGTGCAGAAATATTTGCGTGAACACAACCTGCTATCTGCTACTGAAGTGTTTATGAAACATCTTGTCCCATACAAGGAGGGTGAGACTTTGGAAGAGTTTTATGATAAGCAGGACCATGATATTTTCCGGAATTTTGCTGAGCAGACACCGGAAATTGTGAAAGCGAAAATTGCGAAAATGCGCTCAGATATAGACATGGAAATGATGGAGATAGCTCAGGAGGTAGAACCAGACAATCGCACCAAATATACATGGTTTGGATTTGCGGGTGTGGTTCTTGCAGCATTGGGTGCATTCTTTGCAGCAATAAAGGTCCTTTTTAAGGAGCCAGAAACTAGTGCTCATTCATATCCAAGCAATGATCCTCGTTTGCCAAAATCCAAGGCGCCTGCACAGAAACCTAGATTGGACGGTAATGCAGCCGCAGTAGCCCATGCTGCTGCATTAGGTGTAATAGACGAGAATGCTTTTACACTGGGTTCCAAGCTGAAGAATCGATCAATGTATAAAGTCTTTTTGGAATCCGTTGACGGTCATTTCGAGGCTGAGATTGGTCATGCCTTTGGGTACAAGACAAATCAATTCTTGATGAACAATCATTATAAACAATGTTTCCAGAATTACATGGCCCCACCGTGGAACCACACACATTGTGTTTTCAGATCAACGCGGGAGCTCCCAAAGGGCGAAAAACCCGAAGATATTATGGTTCCTCTGAGTCAGATTATGAGAACGTGGATGGAAGTGAGTGGGTGCGGTGATTATGCCACCTTTGCCCTTGATGAGTTTAAAACGCGGGGCAATCCAGATGTCTCAAATCAGTGGATAAGAGAAAAATATGCACGGTTGGGTCCCCTTACCGTTGCTTTGGTATTAGACCCACGTGCTTTTAAGGCATCATCGGCCGACTATCATGCAAAAGGTTGGCATTATGCCAGTCCATTTGCTAATGGACAGGATTTCCATACAAATCGGTGCATGAACTACTCGGTCATTTCAAACGCTGGAGAGTGTGGCATACCTGTTGTTGCG